ACGTATTACTGCGAAGAGCACGGCTACATTATCGGTATTATGTCAGTAATGCCAAAAACAGCCTACCAGCAAGGCATACCAAAACACTTTACAAAAACCAGAGACCCTTTCCAATACTTCTGGCCATCATTCGCTAACATTGGCGAACAACCAATAGAAAACCGGGAATTATACGCATATCAGGGAGATGCAGCCGGAGATGAAACATTCGGTTATGTGCCACGCTATAGCGAATATAAATTCGAAAACAACAGAGTAGCCGGAGACTTCAGAGATACTTTAAACCATTGGCATATGGGACGAATATTTGCCAATGCACCGGCCCTTAATCGTCCATTCGTAGAATGTGACCCAACGCATAGAATCTTTGCGGTTGAAGACCCAGCAGTGCAAAAACTATATGCGCACGTTTACAACAAAATAGGCGCTGTGCGCTCTATGCCAAAGTACGGAAACCCTACATTCTAAAATGCCAGCGTGCCTAACGCCATTTATAGTGAAACAGAAAACATCATGCGATTTACCAGTGCCATGTGGCAAGTGCCCTGTATGTGCAACAAGACGTGCGAGTGCTTGGAGCTTCCGATTAGTCGAAGAGGAAAAACGAGCAACAAGCTCTCAATTCATTACACTCACCTACGATACAACCAACGTACACATAAGCCGCAACGGCTTTATGTCGTTGAAAAAAACGCACCTGCAAAAGTTCTTTAGCGAGTTAAGAAACTTACATCGTGAAAAGCAACTAGACGAAAACACTGGTAGATACAAATGGGTATATAAGACAACTATAAAATATTTCGCTGTAGGCGAATATGGCGGTAAAACAAAGCGGCCGCACTACCACGTTATATTGTTCAATGCAGATATAACCAAAGTACAACTAGCATGGCCAAACGGAAATGTACACTATGGTGATGTGTGTGGTGCATCAGTAGGATACACTTTAAAATACATATCAAAACCACAATGGCGGCCAATGCACATAAATGACGATAGGGAACCACAATTCAGCCTAATGAGCAAAGGCTTAGGTTCGAACTATCTAACACCAGCAATGGTAAAATGGCATAAGGCCGACCTTGACAATAGAATGTACATTAACTTACCAGACAACAAAAAAGCCGCAATGCCTAGGTATTATAAGGACAAAATCTACAATGAGCAAGAAAGGAAACGGGTAGCGTTTCACAGTAGAATACAAACCTTACAACGGCAACAAGAACAAAGGGACAAAGATCCTAACTGGCAACACAACGAAGAGCAAGCAAGAATTGCAGCCTTCAATAAACAAAAATTCAAAAACACACAAACTCATGACAAAATTTAGAAATCATTACAACCAGAAAAACTTCACCACCGACCACGAAGTCAACACCCAACCATCCCTAACTATACCAGACCAAAGTATGACTGTAAAGGAGATAATGGAGCGATATGCGAGAGGCTTAAACGTAGGTGGCGAAAAAGTACCAGTATATGAGGGCGAAGACCCCTCACCAAATTTTGGTACAATGGACTTGGCAGAACGCCAAGAAATCGTGGAGCAAATGAAAAACGAACTGGAAGACATTACGGACAAAGTAAAGGCGTTCCGACGCCCATCCTTCCCCACAAAAGCTGAGGACTCGCACCAGAGCCCAATAGATACCCAGTCTAGCCCCGATTACAAAAGCCAACATCAGGGCTCAACTCCCCGGAAATATCCTAAAAAAACCCCCCCGGAGGGTCTGGACGAAGTCCCCGCCGGAGGCAACAGCTAGGTATAAAGCTGTATAAAAGCACTAATTACCTTGATATATTAGTGCTAATCCAATCAAAGATGTATATCTTTAAAAAAGTTCTTTAAAACGGGCGTGATAGGCGACACTGAAGGGTAGAGGCAAAAGGCAGGGCGGCACAATGATAAGTAGCGGAGCGTAGCGAAGCGAAAAATAATAGTAGCCGGCCTGCCGCTGCCCCCGTACCCCTATGCTTAGCGTGTCGGAATCTGTCACGCACGGAGAAGAACAAAAGAATAACTATAAAATCAAAAAAAAATGCCACTAACACCAGCAATGGCTTCCGCCTTAGCAACAGCGGGCGGACAAGCAACAAATGGCGTATTAGGTTTTATTACCAATGCTAATAACCGTAAATACGCATTAAAACAATATACCAGAGAGCGCAATGACGCTCTAACAGACTGGAACAACCAGAACGCATACAATTCACCAGCGGCACAAATGCAACGATATAAAGATGCCGGACTAAACCCAAACCTTATATATGGACAAACAAACGAAGCCCCCGCAATACGTTCAACTCACGCTGATACCCCCAGAGCAAATGCGCCAAGCTTTGACCCCGGAAGCGTTCTTAGGTCTTACTATGACACCCAACAACAAGTACAAGAAACAAGCAACCTGTTCAAAGCTGGCGAAGTTGCAGAAGAAGAGCGCAAACTTAAAATTGCGCAAACAATAGCTACATACGCATCTGCCGGTCTTATGACTGAGCGCATGAAGCGCCAAATAATGGAAAATTATGTATACGGAGAACTAACAGAGACTTCAATTGAGGCCGCCAAAGTCGGCCTTAACCAACGAAGGGCCACGCTAGATAAAACACTCTACTCTACAGAATACATGAAAAACCAAAATACTAGAGCAGATAAGGAACTAGGTATTAAATACAGTGAACTAGGTATAAAAAAGGGACAATTAAAGCTAAACCAGTCATTAGCTGAAAATACAATTGCCACAGGCGTAGAACAACGCATTTCAATGCGACAAAAACGCCAGTTAACCGAGCAGGAGATAATGAAAATTGCCCAAGTAATTGACTTACTTAGAAAAGATGGAACATTGAGAGACTATGAGATAAAGTTAAATAATGCAAACACCACAGGTAAAGACAATATGATATTTAGAGTTTTAGGTCAAGTCAATAAAATTATTGCTGACAATATTCTAAACACACCAGAGGCAATTAAAAAAGCATTAATGAAACGTTATTAAAAAAAACCTATGAAAAAAAGAAACAAATGGTTAATATTCGTATTACGGGTATTATTCCGCTTCATTATCTAACAATTTAAAACAAACTACTATGCCAAGACGCAGAGGCCGAAAAACACGGCAACAACGTACTTACTTCGTAGCCCGGGGGGGCATACGATTGTAAGAAACAGCCCGGCCTCTATAGGTCGGGCATGTATTATCTTACTACAACACAAAACCCAGGCGTTAAGTCCATTTACGTCTTAAAGTCAAAAAAATGACAAAAACAATGGACTATCTTACTAAAAAACTCAAACAAATGAGCAAACAAAATCTATTCAATTCGGTAAAAATGACTAGACCGAATAAAAACCATTTCGACCTATCACATGATGTAAAACTATCGTTAAACATGGGCGAACTGGTACCCATACTTTGTATGGAAACAATCCCCGGTGATAAGTTTAACATCAGTGCAGAATCACTATTACGCTTTGCACCACTAACGGCCCCAGTAATGCATCGCATGGATGTATACATACATTACTTCTTTGTTCCAAACCGTGTATTGTGGCCAAACTGGGAAAAATTCATTACCAACACTGGCGGCATCGCTCCAGCCTTTCCGACAGTTGAAATATCAGAGGGAAGCTACACACCCTTATGCGATTACCTAGGACTACCAACACCACCAGCAGGTAGCACACCGGAATATGTAAACGCAATGCCATTCGCTGCATATCAAAAAATTTACAACGAATACTATCGAGACCAGAACTTAGCCATTGAGGCTACATGGCAACTGGATGACGGATTAAACAACATTAACAACTTCCGCAACCTGCGAAAAAGATGCTGGGAGCATGATTACTTCACTGCAGCCTTACCATTCGCACAGAAAGGCAATCCAGTGGAATTGCCAATAGGCCAAATAGGAACTAATGTTCCAGTATACCTTAACAATGGCGGTACAGATACAGAACTACAAGGAAATCCATTACCAGTTGACGTAATAGGACAAAACGACCCAGATAGCCCGGAGAACAACCTGTATGCACAAACGAAAGGGCTAGCAATGGAATCAACCTTGATAAATGATTTACGCCGAGCATTCAAGTTGCAAGAGTGGCTTGAGAAAGCAGCCAGAGGCGGTTCACGCTACATAGAAAACATACTTGCACACTTTGGCGTAAAATCATCAGACAAACGCCTTCAACGTCCTGAATACATCACGGGAACCAAATCACCTGTAATAATTAGCGAAGTGCTAAATACAACAGGAACCGAAGACGCAGCCCAGGGCGAAATGGCCGGCCATGGTATAAGTGTAACATCAGGCAGAAACGGTACGTATTACTGCGAAGAGCACGGCTACATTATCGGTATTATGTCAGTAATGCCAAAAACAGCCTACCAGCAAGGCATACCAAAACACTTTACAAAAACCAGAGACCCTTTCCAATACTTCTGGCCAT